AATTTGCAAAGTTTGCTTGACTGATTCCTTCAACTTGTCTTCTGCTAAGAACAGTATCTGCTTGAAATGTTGGGAATCCAGATGCATTTTGTGCTACAGACTTAATATCTCTAATGCCATAAACATCAAAACTTCTTAATGCTAATGGTGCATTAACTCCATTAACAATTAATTGCTCATCATTAACAAAAGTTCCAGAAGTTTGATAAATGTCTAATGATGTTCCATTAACTGATGAAACTACAAAACCACTTGCTCCACTACTCTTACCTTGTATAAAAGATGATGCAGGTATTTCTACAGTGGTTACACTTCTATTAAATGTTAAAGTTGTATAAGTTTGAATATCGTAAAGATATAAATCCCATTGGGAAGACTCATTAGTATATGCAGCATCTCTTAAATTAAATGTGTATACTCTTGCTTGTCCAATAACTTTTTGACCTGAGTTATCAAGTTTAAATTGAGTTTTTAATGTTACAATATCAGATTCTTTTGGAGCACCAGAAGCATTATTGACTCTTAAAAGATGTCCCATTTCAAAAGGAACAGTTACGTCTGAAGAATTCTGAGTATCTCTTGGTTTTTCTACATCAATTGTTGCTGTTGAATCTAGTTCAACATCGTATCCAGCAACGTATGCTTTTCCAGGTGATACCTGAACACACATTAAATTGTCGGATGGAGTATTTCCTTGTTCTGTAGTTTCATTTTCCAAAAACAAACCATCGTTATCAATTCTATCATTTAATGATTCAAGAACATCTAATTCAAACTCATCGACAGTATAATGTCCAGATTCGTCAAAAGTTCTTTCTGCAATATAATCTCTAACAATGTTATATACAGTTTTATCAACTATTTTCTTTATTTTACCATCATCAACTCTAAGAATTTCTATAAAATTAGTATCATTAAAATCTGTTAGTGATTTTTTTGTTAAAGTTAAATCAATTTTAAACCTATCAGCACCAGGTGCTGCAAAATTTGTAAATCCTTTTGCATTATCATTTAAAGATTCATCATCTTTAGCATTAACTGTTATTTCACTTATTTTTAATCCGACTCTATAAGATGGAGTATTTGTATAATAATCTAATATGAGAGTTTGTTTAGAAACATCGACAAAAAATCCTCTTACAAAATATACTCCATCATCAATTGATGCAGAAGAACCTGTTGATGTCGCATTCAAAGAAATTAATGTTGCAAATGAAGTTCCAGAAGGAATTGTGGTGCTTCCATATGATATATTTTCATTTGAAATTAGTGATTCCCCATCCTCAAATGTAGAACTTTCTGAATCATTACCTGCTTGTGAATATTTTACATATATTGTTAGATCTTGAACTAAACTATTTTCCCCAGATAAAACTACATTTTTAACTGTTGCACTTACTCCGGAAGACTGTCCGATTATAGTCTTTCCAATAAAGTTTTTAATATAAAGAGAAACATCTACTCCCAGATTAGTTGCATTCAACTTTACTGCGGAATATTCGTTATCAAAAGTTATGGCTCCAGGAAGAACCACAGAACCTTCTTTAAAAATATTATTACCAAAAGATTCTACTTGATTTTGTAAAATAGATTGAAGAGTCGTTAATTCTCTAGCCTGAACTGGATATCCTGGTTTAAATAGAACTTTATAAAAGTTTTTACTTTCATCAAAGTCGTCATAGTATGGGCTAATATTTAAGTCTGTTTTTTGTGCCATCTTTTTTTAGAATTCCAGAATGATTTTAACGTCTTCTTTTTGCCTAGAGTTTCTTTGAACTTCGGGTCTATTATCAATATAAATTATATCCCCCGTCTTTTTATTTATCTCAGGATCTGCAAGTCCTTTTGTGAAGGGAACACCCAAATTAATTTGTTTTGAATTAATTGTAATGACACTACCACTCAAAGAAGTATTAATTTGTGCTGCACCACCACTATCAGCAAAAGTAATGTTTTTGGTATCATCTCCAATAAATGTAGTAATACCTGTTGTCAATAAACTTTGTGTTTGATCAAATTTATTACCAAAACATAAAGATCTATCTTGATAATACTTTAGGATTTTAGTTTCACTATCAAAAGAAGCAACATATCCTTTTGCAACAATATCTGAACCTTGATCTTGTTCTATCCTTTCACCAATAGTTACAGTTCTGGAACTACTCAAACCAACGGCAAAAAGTGATGAGAACGTGTTTTGTGTGAAGGTTTGCCCTACTCCCACATATGATTCTGGATTTTTAATAATTCCAACTTGAGCAAATTTAGTGTCTACTGGAAAATCTTTGGTAGAATCATCAAACCTTGCATAAAGTAATACTTTATCAGTTCCCAATTCTGTATACACATCATATCCATGACCCTTAGATGGTGGAATAATCGGTATTAATTTTGCTCCCGATCCACTGTTCGTGCTTAAATCAATAATTCCATAAGTGTAACCCTTTCCACCCTGAGTTATAATAACATCTGTTATGACTCCACCAACTGTTGTTAAAGTTACTTCACCACCAGTTCCATCACCTAAAATGGCATGAGTTTGATCACTATAATTGGATCCACCATTCTCAATATATACGGTCCTAATTTGATTGTCATTATTATCAGAATTTCCCCCATCTCTAATAATTTGAATATCAGAGTTTGTGGTGGTTGCCCAGTCATTTGGAACAATAATAAATTCTGTAGAATCAAATTTAATAATATCTGATGGAGAAACTTTGAACAAATATTTCCATTTATATCCATCAGAATAAGAAACTGGTTCTACATCAATATGTGTTGGTTCAAAATCTGATCTGGGAATAGTTGGACTTGAGCCAGAAGTTCCATTTTCAATGCAAATATAAACTTTAAAATCACTCGTAATTACATAATAATTTGTATCATACAATTTTAAAGCCCTAGTAAGAGGTGCTTGATTACTATTACTATAATCATGTCTATACATTTCATATTGATTATTAGCAATCCATTCAATTTTTCTTATAACTCTTCTAGCATTTTCTGTAGTAATTCTTTTACCAAATAAACTTGTATCTCTATAATGAGATAGATATTGGAAATTATCTACGGGATTATTGGTTGTGCTTGTATCCCAATTATCTGTTCTGCCAAATCCAGTAGAAGGAGAAGTTGGATTTGATAAACCCAAAAAAGCGTAATAAGAATTATTACTGATCGACTCTACAAAAGACCCAGCATTCAATATTCTAAATTGATCTGTTACGAATGCGGACATATTAATAGTTTTTTAGATATTTATAAGATAAAGTTAACTTTCTATTTTAGGAAGAGCACCAGTTTTTCTTATGTTAATTCCACCTCTTCTCTGAATGGTTGGATATGTTGATAATCCAGAAATAATATTTCCAGTAACACCTATAGATATTGGACTTGAAGATCTAGATCCTCCAGATAATCTTCCCCATGAATATTTTCCAATTGGATTTAAAATATTTCCGGTGGTATTGATGCCAATAATATTTGAATTTGAATCAATATTACAAGTCAAAATCCCAACAAATGTATTTACATTTAAAGTGGAATACGACCATTTAGAGACATAATAAACATTATCTAAGTAACTATTTCCAATACCAACAGTTTCGGAATTAGAACTATTGATTGATGTGACTCCAGTACCAACTTGAGTATCATAAATGTAAATTGGATATCCAGTAGATAGACCAACAAATCCTGTAAGTGTGGAATTATCAATAACAGTAAATTCAATTGCTAATGGATTTCCTCCCGTTCCTGCAGTTGTTGCAATTCCAGTTACAATACCCGAGAATCCCTCAACATTAGTAAATCCTATCATTTTTTCAACTAAATCTGTTGCAAATCCAACTGTAGAAATACCATTTACAATTAATGCATCGAATGGTGTAGAACCATCTGGATATGGAACCTTAGGTGCTTCTTCAATATTTCTATTATCTTCATATTCAAAAAGTTCTGCATTATCAACAAATATTTCGGTGTTTGTTGTAGAAAGATCTTTGATAATTTTTGCTGTTGGGAAGATTAAAGGTTCTAGAACATCTCTGGATTTACTTACAAATTGTCCATTAATTTTTTTGTCTGATTTTTGCTTTGTCCAAGAAATTGGTTTGAAGTTATTTTCATCAATTCCTTGTTCAAAATAACGATTAGTTTCGAATTTATCAGAGAATGATAAATTATAAACAGTTCTTTCGTCTTGAGTTATTGTGTTAGGTATCAAATTATTACTTATTTGCTGAACAATATCACCAGTTTTTATTGATGGTCTTACATTATCATTTGAATCTGCATCGACTCCATCAACACCTTTATAGTAATATATTTCAACCTCATCTTCTTTTAAAGGTGCTTTAGTGAAAGCAAGAGAAGTTCCTCCTTTAAAGATGTAATTTTCTACAGGATTTTGAAGAATACCATTTATAAAGATAATTAATATATTATTGATATTTTTTTCAATAGGATCTCCTTCTCTCGGTTCAAAACTAAGAAGTTCTCCATTATAATTAAGTGGAAATCTCACTCTTGCACCATCCTGCAGATTTTTAATAGAATCAATATAGTCAAGTTCTCCAAATTCCCAAGCAGCAAAATTATCGGAATATGTGTCAACTACATTAATTGTAAAATCTAGTAACGGAGATGATAGTGTAGAATCTGTGACTAGACCAACGGGTTTAAATACATCACCTTTCTGGAATGCGTATCCAGGTCTTGAAAACTTAAACTCTTTTACTTCAAAATAAGTAGAACCTATACCAGTTACTGAGGAAGCTCCACCGACTATAATATCCATTAATAATCCAACACCCGTTTCTGTAGTTGAACCAATACCTTCTCTATAAACACCTGTAACGGAAAGATTTTCGTATGATGGATCAGATACAAATATTGATGGACTAGTATATCCTGTTCCAGCATTTACTATATTAAAGGTTAAAGTTCCACCAGCACCAACATTTGCTGTTGCGGATATTTCTGCCGGAGTTCCATTATGTCCTTCTTCAAAAACAGTTACTCCGATAGAAACTAATCCATTATATCCAGATCCGACATTATCAGTTATTCCCAAACCGACAGATGTAATAGATGTACCACTAACTACAGCAGTTACAGAAGCACCTACAAGTGGAGCAAAACCTAATCCTGGGGTAGAACCAAAGGAAACAATGATTCCACCTCTAGGAACTTCATTTTGATTAATATCATAATCAGAAATCTTATATTGAAGTGGATCATTAAAACTTGTAATTCCAGAAAATTCTACAGTCGTAATCCCTACACTAGAGTCTTCTAAAATTTGATAATTGAATCTTGTAGGATTATTATCTGTTTTTGGTGATTGGTAAATATTATTAATAAAAATAAGACCATTAGATCCCTCAGTACCAATTCCTGTTGTATCAGCACCACCAACACTTAAAGTAAATGTCCTACCTATTCCAGTAAATTTATTAGATATGTCATCGTAAACTTTATTATTATCATAATTAGATTTCAAAAATACTCTACCATTAAATGATGAAGTTTCATAATCTAAATTGGAATCAGTCTTATCAATTTGAGGATTGCCTCTAGGTGGTTCTGTAAAATGAATGCTATTATCTATAATATTAAATGATCCTTTATAAATTTCTACTGGAGTAGAGTTTGTATGAGTCGTTGGAGAAGATCCAACAAATCCTCTCTTAACTTCTACCAGTCTTACATTTCCAGTATTTGTAATAGGTCCAATACTTGTTATTCCAAATCCAATATTGGTCACTTCCATATATTCGTCATCAATGAATAATATATCTTTTGGATTGATTGATGAAATTCCACTTAAAGGGATAAAGGTAGTATTGATTCCTAAATTTTCAGATAAACTATGAGATACTCCTGCAAATGCTAAAGGATATTGAACAAGTTTATCAACATTAATAATGCACTTTGTATTTCTCTCCTTCATAGTAAATCTATGAGCATTTCCCTCACCAAGAGAAGTAAATGTTGTTCCAATACCACTATAAGCTGCTGTAGTTGTTATTGCTACTTTAAAAGTATCTTCTGTTATTTTAATAGCATATACCGTAGAGGGTAGAATATCAGTTGCACTGGTCATCATAGCACTAGTACCAACTCCAACGATTGTTGAATTTGGAGTGTAAATTAGTTCTTCTCCAGTAACAAAAAAGTGATCCTTAATTGCAAATATACCTGTTGTTGCTGCAATTGCTACGGAATTTGGGTTAAACTCTTTTGAGAAAATGGGAACATTATCACTCAACAATTCAAAGTTAGTTCTATTAATCCTACTACCATTAATTGAATTATATATTTTTTCGTTGATACTTTCAGTTACTGCACCATATTTTAAATCATTATAATTATTGACGAAATCTAATCCAGAATATAGAGACTTACTAAAAATTTCAATATCAATTTGTTGATTTTGATCGTCAGGATAGAATTTAAGAACTATATTAGATCCAGATATTTCTCCTCCAAATGTTCCAATACCTTGAGCAGTATCAAATGTTCCAATACCAGAAACTGAAAGGAATGGTAATTGTTGAGTGTAAACATCTAATCCATCACAAACCATCATAACCTGATGGAGAGCTTTAGTAGAACCTGCACTCACTTGAATTATAGATTTGGAAGAGTCAAATAATGCTCTATCTAAAGATTGAATTATTGTAGAGGCAAGAGATACTGTAGATTGTAAATTTGAATCATAAATCGCACTTCTTTCTTGTCCATTTACTTGATCAGAAGATTTAAATCTATAAGTTCCTATTCCAGATGAAGTTGTACCAAATCCAACAATATTGGATCGTATTTTGATTTGTTCAAGTGAATCATTCTCATGTGTTATTGATAAAACTCCTCCACTTAAATCAGCACCAAAAGTTCCTATGGAATTGCCTGTTGAAGCATTGAGATTGTTATCAATATAATATTCTGATAGATATGTATTTGATCCATCATGTGCAATATATAATCTCACATAGTCCATATCCTGTGTGATACTATTAATTACTTGTGCATTAATATAAAGAGAGTCAAAATTGTTTGCATTCAAAGAGATTATTGTTGTTGTTCCTACACCAACAGTAGTATTTTCTACGTTTACAGATCCAGTTAAATTTACAAATCCAACTGATTCTGTTCCAACACCAGATAGAGGTGTATTAAATGTTTGTTTAATTAATTTAATATCATAGTCCGTATTAAATGCATCATTTGGATAAAATCTTAAAAATGTTTCATCAAATTTATTTTCAAACAAATCGAAACTTCCATATGAAGTATTTGAATTTTGTAGTGATTCATTTTCAACAATAACAGTTTCAAATGTATCACTCAAAATAGTGATATCAGTCAATTGTATTTCAGTGCCATTTTGATTTGTAACTCTAAACAAATAATTGTGATATGTTTTATCATCAACTTCATCTATGGATAAGAATTCTGTATTTTCTGCCTCTGAATTTGAGAATTGTCTTTTAATATTATCAATTAGCAATACATTGAGATTTTTTAAATCAGTGTAATTTGTGAGGTTTTTATTTTCCAGTTTAAGGAATTTTGATGTAGAAGCAATAACATCTTGATCAACAGAATTGTCAAAATTATTAATAGTATCTACTCTTTCTTCATTAATAATATCATAAATGATCGAAAGTACTTGATTACTTTTTTTCAATCCTGCATTTGTAGAGGAAGATATTCCAGTATCTGCAAAATTTTTCAATCCGAGAGTATGAACTAAATTTTCTACTGGAGACTGTTGATCTTTATAAGTTATTGAACTCTTTACAGAGTATGATAAATTTTGATAATAATCATTATCTGATATTATTTGATAATCTTCACTTAATCTACCCGTTTCAGTATCCCATCCAATTTCTTGCAAATTAGAATATTGAACATCAAATTTTCCTTCATTTAAATTTAATGATTTTATTGTTGCAGTACTATTAGATTGACTTCCTGTAATAGTTTCTCCTAAAGATAATTCATATAATCCAGAAACTTTTAAGGTATTTCCTATATTCTTTGCAACTGTCAAATCTCTGACTATTCCATTTGAAGATAAAGTTTCTCCAACAAAAAACGGAGATAATTTTTGAGTTACTTTAAACTCTGGATAATCATTCTTATTAATTACAACACCAGAATAATCTTGAATAGTTTTAGCAATACCAGTATTTGTAGTCAAACCAGATACACTGATTGTTATGGTATCATTAATACTTGTTGTATTATCATAATTAATCACTTCAAAAAATTTATAACCATAGTCCGCAGAATTAAATCCATCACCACTGCCACCAAATTTTTGAATTCCTTCAATAAAGACTTTATCTCCAACACTAAAGGGTTGAACTGAAAAACTTGCTACAGTTCCAATACCAGGTGTTGATAATGTACATGTAAAAATGCCAGAGTTCGATGAATCTACATCTATAATTGAAATTCCATTAGTGTTATTAGTCGCAAAAATTTCTATAGTTTGATCAGGCAAACCTTTTGGTTCAGATTCAATTTCTACTGAAGTAATGGATGTTCCAGTTAATTTAGTTCTTAGTAATCCAGAATTTATTACGTTCCTCGTTATTGGATCTACAAGAGTTAATAATGGTGCAGATGAATATCCCTCACCATTATTGACAATTATTAATTGATCTATTGTATTAAAGTCTTTCAGTACAATAGATGGAGATACATTGGCTTTTGGTCTTAATGTTTTATCTGAAGAATATGTAAATCTATTATTTAAAATTTTAGTTTCTTTTACTGATCCAATCGCATTTGATTTGGCATTCACAATTAAATCAGATCCAAAATCAGAATTGGTAGATTTTAAAACTGGAAGTTCTTTATATCCAGATCCAAAAGATAAAACTTTCAATGAACTCACTGGACCTGATGCAAATGCTGAGGTTGTAGAATATTCTAAAATATCACATTCTGTTGGAGTATAAGAAGATTTTTCGGGTTTTCTTGAAACATTAACATTAAAAGATGTAGTGGATACTCCAGTTATCTGATATGTATTATTGTAAATACTATTTTGATATTTTATACTCGAATGATTCTTAACTTCAACATCGGACTTAACTACTACTCCTTCTTTTTCTAATGTATAATATAACTGTTCTGGAAGATCGGAAATATAATTTATTGTTGCAGAAGAAGTACTATCCACTCCAACAGTTCCTACTCCCGAAACAATGAAGTTATTAGTAGATCCAGTAGAAATAAATTCATTCTTAAACTGAGAATCTGTATAAATTTTAAAATTATATCCACTTAAACTAGAATCTGAAAGATTGAATACCAGATTATTATTCTTAATTGGATTTAATTCTGGATTAATCAAAGACAATGATTGTGAAATTCCACCAGTTGAAGCAAAACTTACAATTGTTGGAGGAGTTTGTTGAGAATCTGAATATGTTTCACAAAGATTGATTATATTTTTGTTGATTTTATATACAAAATATTCTCCATATCCATTATTTTCATAAAGAACTTTGTCTCCTGTTTTTAATCCATGATCATTTATAGTAAATTGTCCCGTTATTGTATTAATACCTGTGGAATTAAATCCAATGGGATTAACTACGATATTTTCAATTTTTGAATTATAAAGAACGTGGACGTTTGTGGAAGTTCCAATACCTACTGAAAGATTTGGTTGAACATCTAATTTTACAATATCTCCATTTTGAAGTTCATGTGCTGTTGAGACCGAAACACTTATTTCATTCTTTTCAACATCTCCAAATATTTGTGTATAGTTAGATTCAAATGAATATTGATCGTTATCGTCGCCATTAGTATGGAAGAATAACTCATTGCCATTGATTTCAGTCTTCAATCCAATAAGATTTGGATTTTTATTAACTACAAAAAGATTTATAGGGAGATCAAACCTAGACGAAAATAATCCATCAGTAGAAACTTCAATATTGTTTGCACCATTAGGACTGTAAATAATAGATTGATTTGTTACAAATGGGTGATTATCAATACTAATACTCTTAGATGGAATACTTCTAGTTACAGTTGAAATTTCTCCGAACGTAAATGATGTACTATATCCAACTCCATTTATTGTAGAAACTCCCACAGATTCTCTTGGATTAAAAAATGCTTTCTCATTTATACGAGAATCAAACTTGTCAAGAGATTGAGAAACTATGAAGAAATCTGATAGGAAAGACACTGCAGTGCCGACTGTATGGGATGTTCCTGAAACTCCTCTTTCAATTCTGATAATATTCTCATTTCTGAATACCCCAAGAACTTTTAATGTTTCTGTTCCAATACCAATACTGCTACCAACTGATACTTGATCTGGAATTGGTGCAACATAAATTTCTGCTGTATCTCCTATAGATGCAGCTGCTATAGTAGAAATACATCTTCCATTTGTATAAGAAGGAACTATAATTTTGTGAGTACCATTCAAAGATGACAGATTGGTAGAAAATCCGGAGATTGTAACATAATCTAGATTTAAAAGATCATGTTTCGGAAGTATTGAAACTTTTATCTTTTCAGAAGAATTCCATGTAAAAATGGAATCCAAATATGAAATAGAATTTGTGTTTACACTTACAATATTTTTACCAGTTACAGAATTGACATCGACATTTAGTCCACTTCCAGAAGTATCTGTATCATCAAAAATTAATTTATCATTGACTTTATAATTAGTACCTGCATTTTTAATTTCTATAGATTCTATAGGACTAGATGTAACCGAAACCACCTTTATCTTTTGGTCTAAAACATCACCTGTTTCACTAATAAAATCATAATCTGCCCTTTTCTCAGAAACTTTGTATGGTAAAGTGTTTCTGAGCAAATTGGAATTATTAAAATCAAATGATTGATTTAAATCTAAACCAGAAATTGACTTTGACCTGTACTTATTACCAATAAAATATGGGAATGATGAGTTACTAGATGAATCTAGTGTTGCATGATATGCATAAACACCATTTGGAAACTCAGCATTCTTTTCATACCTTCCATTATATTCATCTAAATCACCACTATCATCAAATTTATAATCTTCAACAAAAAATCCAGGAGTAAATGTAGAAGGTCTGTCTACAACAATTGAAGAATCAAGAGTATATCCAGATTGTAATGTTTTTAAACCTGGAGACTTATTTTCAGGATCCGAATGTCCGGTTGGACCATAAATTGGATTTCCATCATATGCCCATCCAATAATTCCTGATAAAGATCCATCTTCTAAGAAAGAATTTCTCAATGTCTCAAAATATTCAGATACTGAATATTGAAGTTTGTCTTTACCAGTCTTCAAAACTTCACCGGTCGTAAATCTTACATTATTATCATTAATAGTTAACTTTCTTATTTGTGGATCTAAAATTGCATTATTTCCGGATGCTATAATTTTAATACTGGTATTTGATGCAGAATATCCGATACCAGTATTAATAACTTTGACTTCACTTATTTTTCCATTATTAACTATTGCTCTCAATTCTGCTCCCAATCCAGGTCCAGAAACTACTAAATCTGGAACTGAGTAATATTCGATTCCTTCATAACTAATAGCAACATTTGTGATTTTTCCTCCAACAATAACTGGAGTGAGTTCTGCATCTTTTCCATTTTGTATAGAAACTGTTGGATTATTTTTATAATTTAAAATTGTTGATCCATATCCAGTTCCGGATTCATAGACATATCCATCTACAATATTTCCTTTTACTACAGGAGTAACTATTAGTTCTTTATATTCTTGTGTAGTTGTTCCAAATCCAACAGTATTATATTTAATAGAAACTGAAATGTCGGGATATTTAAAATATTGATATCCACTTCCAGTACTGTTCAGTTCTTGATAATTTTTTCTTTCGTAATTTTTAGTATTTGTTCCTCCAATACCAGCATCACACAATCTAAATGAATTGTCATCGGATTTTAGAATATAATACTGATTTGTAGTTGTGATTCCTGATATTTGTCCAGATTCATATTGATATTCAATAATTTCACCATCATTAAATCCATGATTATTAAATGTAATCGTATTTTGTGTTGTAGATATTCCTGTAGATTTGACTATTAACTTTCTATTTGAATATCCTTCTCCCGAATTGATAATTTTAACACTTTCAATTTGTTTTTTAGTAGAAAGAGTTGAAAACTTATGACTCCCCAAAGAACCTGTATAAATTCCAACAGGATTAGTTTTAGATTCTTGATCACTCAATGTATAATATAATTTTATTGTTTTATTATTAGTAACCTCAACAAAATATGAAGAGTTATCTGGTAAACCAATATTATACCCTGCAGTTCCAATCGATATTGGATTATTGCCTAAAGAATTATAAACTATATTTTGACCATTAACAAAATTATGATCCGTTAAGAATGCAATTTGATTAGTTGTTTGATTAACTCCACCACCATCAGTGGATTCATCAGCATTAAATAAAACTTCTCTAGGTCTAGAAACTAATACTGGTTCAATAACAGCTCCTTTTCCATTTCCTCCAAAAATTTCTATAGAATTAATTTCGTTGATATTGTAATCCTGCGAATCTACATATACTTTTTCAAATTTTCCACTAATAACTGGTTGAATTTTCGCACTACCAGAAGAAACTTCAATTCTTGGTGGATTGATTACATCGTAGTTTTCTCCACTAAACAAAATATCTAAGTTTTCAATTGGTCCATAATAAACAGAATCTTGAGATTTATAGTTACTAATTTCTACTCCATTTATCAACATCCCTGTAGTTCCGGGAACTGTGATTTCTTCATGTCCCGATTCAATATTTTTTTCTAATGGAAATTTTTTCAGGAGTTTTTGTATTCCAAGTTCAGAATCCTTTTGAGAATTTAAAGTGAAAGTATGATTACCCACACCAGAATTAGAAACTTGAAATGTTATATTATTAATTGATCCTATTGAAGATCTAGATCCGTATAATTTAAAATCTGTATTTGATAATTTTTCTATGAAATATGTGCCAGTACTCAATCCAACCAAAGGGTTTCCTTGTGGAGAATAATATATTTTATCTCCAGTTATGAAAGGGACATTTTGAACAGTGAATGCATTATATAACCCGTCATTATCAATATCTGTTAGATTTGCAAGGCTAGAAATACCTACAGATTTTATATTTTGTTGAATATTGAAATTTAAACGATAATCGGTCAAATTATTTACTTTTGACGGTAAAGAATTTGATGCGACATATGCATATTCGTCGTCATCAACATAGAGATTAAGCACGTCTGACAATAAAGAGTTCTCTATAAACCCAGATCCAGAAGATTTTGTTTTATTTAATTTTCTTCTTACATCATAACTTCGGGCAGATTCCAGATTTGGTGCATTTTCTAAGTCGTCTAAAGTATTGTCTGTAAAGTTAATTGATTTAATATAAACTACATCATTAGTAGGAACTACAGTTTCAGACCCTCTGTACAATATTTCAACTTCATCACCTTTCTTTAAACTAGATCTATCAATTATAGATCCTAATTTAAAACTTCCATTATCTATTATTTGATATCTAGAACTAGTATTGTATATAAAAGAATTTGCAAAAATTTCTTTCCAATTTGAATTATTATTATTAATTTTGTCTCCAAAATTTTTGATCGTTATTATATCATTTTCACTTACTTTAAAACTCTCACTATTTTCTTTTAAATCATTGATTACTCCAAAAATTATTAATTCAACCTTTTTAGAAATATCACCATTTTCATAAGAGAAGTAAGTATCATTTGATCTAACATTTGATGTCTTAACTATAGTGCTATTAATGCCAGTGCATCCAAAAAATTGATTAATACTTTTTTCGGTGTATGAAATGATATTAGTACCAGAAACTAAAGTTCCTGACTTTGGAAAACTTACAGTCGAATCTACTGTTAAAATAGAATCTTGTGCATTTGCAACTTCGGTTGCTTTTGTATTTGGAGTAATTGCAAAGTTACCCTCTACAGAAGATCTGCCATCATTACTAATATAAAGTTCTATTTTGTAAAAAGTTTTTCCTTTTCTTGTAAATGGTTCTACTGAAGAAATAGAAGCTGTTGTATTTTCATCAGTAGTCTTAAAAAGAGTCTCTCCAACAAGATTTAGAGGTTCTCCTGATATTGCTTCAGATATTATAACCTCTCTTCTAACATAATTTGCGGAAGATGGTTTGATTAGATAATCTTCTAAATTTACAATAGAAGGAGACTCTCCAAAGATTACTTTAAAAAGAATTTTTATTGCTTCATCAGTTCCTTTAGATGCATAAAAATCTTTTGCTCTTTTTATAAAATTGCCAGCGTCAATTTCATCTGCAAATGAAATGTTTTCTAATCCTGGTGTAAAGGTGGATTTTATTTTTCTATAAAATTCTTTTAAAAATAATGAACTTAAATTTTGAACAGAAGAGTTGGACTGATGATCTGCTGAGACCGAAGTTGAAAATATTAAATCTTTGCTGCTAGAATTTTGATCATATTCAGTAATTCCACTAAATCCACGAACACAACCAATAAAACTATTAGTTGTTATTCCAGTATAAGTAATGACTTCATCATCAATTTTTAATAATCCATATTGATTTGGAAATCCTTTTGTACTAGAAACATTAATCGTTGTATCAGTAGATATTACACTACTAATCAAAGTTACATTATCAACAATAACTTCTGGTACTAAATTATCTACTCTTAAATATTGATCTAAATTATCACTAATGTCAACAGGACCACCTTGATATTCTTGAGAAATATAATATTGCTCTAAAAAATCTATTGTTTTAGGACTTTCATCCAAAACAAATTCAGGTAATTGATTAAAAACTATATCCTGAATCTTTATTTTAGATTCAATTCCAGTTTGTATCATGTTATTTTCTTATTAGGCTTCCGTTTGAATAACTTGATGTATAAAAATCGTTAACAAATCTGGTTCCAGATATTTCGTCACCAGATGCAATTACATCTCTTACCATATTTATTGTACTTTTGGAAACACTTAGAGAAACATATAAATCTCTCAATCCAACAACATCATTAGATTCTGGGAATGCTTGAATTTCTACAACATTACCAGCAACAGAAGTTTCAATAATATTTAAAGGTCCAAAAATAATCTCACCCTTATCATAATCAACTGTTCCTACTTCTTTTGCAACAATCAGAACATTTCCATTATTATCTATTTTAAATACTGAAATAGTTCCTGTTTTTATATCATCTTGATCTGAAGTAATATTTGGAGTATCTGTTAGATATACTGTAGAATTTTCTCCTAAAATTTTAAATCCACTAGATTTTATATTTTTTCCTTGAGGTTCAACATGAAAACGATTTCCATAACATAACTCATATAAAGCAGGAGTATTCAAAACTGCTTTTAAATCTCTACGAACAGTAACTTTTGTTATATTTGAAGTAATCGCAGTATTTGTATTATCAATAACTTGTTGAATCTTACTGTACCTAATTCTTCCTCCAAATTTATTTAAATCTAAAGATTCTGAATATTTTTGAAGGGAATCTGTAACTGAGGTTTTTAATGCATCTATACTTGATATTTGCGAATAGTCATAATAAACTGAACTATCGAGTTCAACATAAAGAATTTTAAGGTCTGTTATTTTTTGAGAAATTCCTGATACTGAATATTGCTTTAATTTTGATAAAATTTGTTCCTTATTAAAATCAGAAACAAAACTTCCATTTTTTGGTTTAATACTAATCAAAACAGTTCCAAACCGTGGAGGATCTAATTGCTCTCCACCAACGACAGAAACAGACTCAGTATTTGGATATATTTTTTTTATAATCGATTCATAATCTCTTGATGTAACAGCTCTATATTGTGATGAATATAATCTTGGACTATAATACTTAATTGAATCTATTGGTTCAATGTCTCCACCATTAATTGAAGACTGATTAGTGACAATCGTAACAGTTCCTGGATTTTCTGTATTTCCTGAAGCAGATTCTAATGTTCCCGCAAAAGAAAAACTAGAAGCACCATTTCCTTCTCTTCCATCTGTTATGATATAATTTGCAGTGATAAATGATCCGTCATTATCCTCACCCAGTTTTTTGCCGATAAGTCCATCACCAAATCTTAATTCATATTTTTCATCTTGAATTTCGTTAACAAAAAATATTCTGGAATTTTTATCAACATTAAGAATATTTTCGGAAAGAGAATATTCAAGACCTAAAGTACCCTCAGATTTTCCAATATAAACTTTAAGTGTCGATGTATCAATAAATGAATTATTTAAAACAAATCTTTGATCTAAAGATCCATCATATCGAAATTGTTTGGTTAAAAATATTCCCTGATAAACATTGAGGTTATTAAAAGATGCTACGTTGTTAACAACGTTTGCTGTAACGTCCTCTGATATGGCAAAGGTGTATGTAGTGTCATTAGCATTCCCTACGCATACTATACCCGCCTTCAGGGTGAGTGTGGGAGTGTTTGCGGTTGTTGTTACATCAAATGATATTTGTGCCGTTGATGCAACTCTGGAACGAGGTACATATCCAATATTACCGGCAAGAGAAACCACGTTCTCTCGAAGAGTTGCCGAATCCAAAAAGGATTCATTCACAACCATATTCGAATTGAATGCAGTAATGTAAGTATTATACGCTAACGTATCAATTAAAACTGAAAAGTTTGATCCCTCAAAGTCAAAGTCCGTGAATGTAGAGTTGGCACGGAGATAATCTTTGATAGAAGTTTTTATCTGATCAAAATCTAGATTTGTATATTTTGTAAAAGGCATTTTATCTGGTTGCCTCTAAGAGGAATGAATATTCTTGTGTCGGAAACTCTTGACCAATAATAT